GAAATAGCACAGAGTCCAAAAAATACCAGAACAATTGCACCAACAATAATAAAAGATTGTGTTTCTTCTCTCATTTGTTGCTCCTATACCATTCCAAGTTGCGTGGTTTCCAATCAATTATACTACAGTCAAATTGAAATCGTTTGTATCGTATAAAACCCCCAACCAAATGACTTGAACCAATACTCAACTGAAATGATGGGAGGATTTCATCCCCACTATAATCGTCCCACTGGATCGTAAGGTCAAGTAGAGCAAACTTTGAGGATGTGAGAACCTGAAAGAAATACTCCGTCCCATAGTCGGAATATGTCTCATAATCAAAGAGTTTCATTCTTTGTCTCCTAAAGTCACAGGTGGTTGAATGTCGTTGAGTTCATCATACAGCATCTTGGCAAACCCATAGTGAGGTCTTGTGCCAGTTTCAATACTGGTTGAAGTGGCAACACTCCACATAATATCAAGTTGTAGTTTATCGGGTAGTGGTTTCATTCGTCCCAAGGTGCTTTACGAGTTAATAGTTTAGCAAGGTTCTCATTATATTGTGGTGGTTTGTTGATTGACTCTACCAGAACATCAAAGTCCTTTTGTGGTAGGATAATCTTCTCTGGTTTAGCACCTTTACCCCAGAACTTCTCAAATTCCCACTTGTAATTTGTATCATACCATCCAGAGTTGATAGAATACCAAAACTCCTTCCAAATATGATAGTCATCAAATCTAAATCCTTCGTGAGAAATTAACCTATACCACCACCAGAATGGAGTATAATGAAGATACCTGTTGCAGATTATGAGTTTATGGAGGATTACCATCTTCCTAACCTCAGTTTTCTTTCAGGTGACAGATAAGGATTGTATGGGTCATCATAAGGATAGATGTATTCACTCATCCAACCCCACGATAATGCCTCCCAGAAATCACCATATCCATACTTATGCCCATCATTATAACAACTTAGGGCATATGAAATGTTGCTGAATCCCTCAACGAACCATTCCCACTTACTCATTCAATTACCTCCCAGTGTGCGTCTGCCTTATCACCAAAACGATTGGTGCCTGTGCGAGTTGATACCCAAAAAAAGTATTTGCGATTTTCGGCAGCAAGAAACAACTCACCACCAGTATCCTGCTCCACAGTACAGACAGGATTGTTCTCCATAATATTGGCAAGACGATTTTTTGCCTTGCTGGATTTAGGTTTGACTGTGACTTTTCTCATCATTCATTTTCCTTCCAGTTCATCAAGGATTTTTTCGGCATAAGAGGTAAAATCAACCTTATCACTCACATCACATCGTCCCTCATCAACATCAACATCAATCATATACTCATCAAATGCAAGGAACACTTGAACTGCTCTGCGTTTGTCGTGTTCTGTGATGGTAGTATGAGGAGAGGCAATAATGTGAGTAATGTGGTTAAAGAGTTCGTCCATCGTCATTTCAGTTCCTCCTCGTTTTTAAGTTCCCAGAACATAGCATTTAGAAACTCAATTGCGTGTTTTCCTACAATAAAAGCATCCTTGTCCTCAAAGAACCTGTCCCCCACGGTTCTCATATCATAACCATCTTTGGTTTCATCAAAGAAAGCAAGAACATAACACAACTCCTTTTGGTTACAGTCCTTATACCACTTGACGAGTTCATACTTGTTGTTACATTTGCTCCAACGGAACTCTGTGTCTCTGAACCTCATAATGGTCTTTTGTGTGTATGAGTGTATTATAGGGCAAAACACTCCCCTGCGGTGGAGGAGTGTGCCAGTTCTTCAAGTGTCAGTTATCCTCTCTCCCCATACCCATCTGGTTTCTTTGGTTGGATTTGGATGCAGTTCATAATATTCATCATCACCCAATCTCCGAAACGCATAATGAGATCCATCTTCTCTTTCACAAATGTATTCACACTTGTGGGGAGAATAAAGACGTGCCTCAATTATCTTATCACTTTTGTTGAGCATCGTAATCCCTAATGTAATCCCAACTCCAAGTCCTACTCACAAAATCAATGTCCAGACCAAACTTATAGACCCAAAAAATAAAACTCAATAAACCACCACTACCAGAAGTGATTTGAATATAAGGCCAGGAAGGGTAGTCATTCCAACTCAAAGAAATTTGAAAGAGGCTCCATTTCTTCAGGTTAAGAAATTGAATATAAAAATCAGTTCCGTAATCTTTTCTGCTATTAAATCGAATTAATTTTTTCATTGGTCAAGTTCCTGTGCGAGTTCCAGTATGTCGTTTTTATCCAGAACAATCATATCATTCTGTGCTGTATAAGACTTTGTGTTTTCTGCCACAACCCGAAGAATTGCTGCTACCAGTTTCTCTTCGGTGTCTGCACCAGTATTCCTCAGTTCCCACACCTTACTCATAAATGCTTGCGAACGTTCAGTCATTTTACTTTTCCGTGAAGAGGACAATCACCATTCACCCATTTTTTATTATCAGGCATTTCTTCATTATCCATTACAGGACACTTACATCCGTTTTCAACAGCAGCATAAGAACCAGGAACAAGATTATTCAAGGCATTATACTCTTCAGAAGTCATAGCGTCCATTTCCTCATCAGTATATTGAGCGTTGTCAGGTTGCTCAAAACGGGAGAGTTTTGCCTTCAGGTCACGGATTTCTTTTTCTTGAGCGTAAATCTTATCCTCAAGTTCAATCACTTTCTTTCCATGTACTTCTGCAAGAACCAAGTCAAAGTAATCCGCAGTTTTCTGCATATCCTCAGTTGAACGGTCTTCACTGAATGCAATTGATGCGGCACCTCTTGAAATACCCTGTTCGTTATGCCCAATCATATACATAAACTTACTAAATGCACGAAACATTTGATAAGAAGTTGCATCTTCTACAGGAAACTCATAGGTTACGTTCTCTTCTGGAAGAATATCCTCACCAAAGGTACTTCCAATCTTATGTTCCCAAGTGCTTTCGTATTTAAGAGTGACTTTTGCTTTGTAGGTCATCGCTTTGGATTTGTATGTACATACTATAAGACCCCTGACTCAAAAAGTCAAGGGTCGGTGGACACTTTATGAACTGGTCTTACATACTTAAGATTTTTCTACACACTCTCTTACATTCCGACTGATTATCATTACATTCGATTAGACACTGATAGTAATCATTAATTAGTTCACCTTGCTCTATAAACTCATCAAGTGTATTTTCTAATTGTCTCCAAGAAGCCAACTGATTGTAAGAAATTAAGTTATGCATCATAACCTCTATGCACGAGAACATTATGATAAAGAATTTTATGCTGTAGTACTCTCACCGATACTAATTTAGCACAAAATATTCTTTTTATGTTGATTTCTTAATAGAACTACATACCACCTTCTATCTTACCAACAATATAACCAATAACTATCCCACACATAAATGCAACAAACAAATACAACATATGTGCTGTAAATTGTATGAATATTAAAGTTTCTTCAGTCACGGCGTCTCCAACTATTATCTTCGTCACTCAAATCATCACGCTTAAACCAATCTACAATCTCATCTACACTATCAAATCCAGATCTACCGAATCTTTCGTGCCCCAATCCACCAATATCAAGTTGATTGAGGAAATCATCCATATCACCTTCTTGCATATCAGGATTCTCTGCCTTTCTACGTGCCTGACGAAGAATTTTGGCGGCAGATTGATTTGCCTTTGCTAGTTTCTCTGCCCAAATCATATCCTCCAAACTTACTTCCCCACCATTCACAATCTTTTCGCAGATTGCTTCTAAACGGAGACGATATTGTGTAGATAGCATAAAGAACTCCAGATATAGGGTATTTAGGATTGTTTTTCTTCTTTAACACGTTTGAAATACTCTTTATAGTATTTCTTTTTCATAGTATTAATGTAGTTTAATTCATCTTCTTCACCCACACATTCCAACAAATAAGAAACGCCCTCTAATTCAGATAGAAGGCGAGCAATTGTTGTTGATTTAGTGGGATTTACATTCCACTTGGATTTTTTAATTTCTAGGTCTCCAGTCAAAATCAATATTAAACGATAGAACTTTCCTCTCAACCTGAGACTTATTTGGAGTTGTGAAATGATTTATAGATGAGGGGAAAAATAACATAGAACCTTCATCCACATGTTGAGGGATGAAATAATCAACTTCTCCAGTAAACAAATTGTTATATGGGCACAAGAAATGCACTGGCGTATGCAATTGTCGATTATATTCTAAGTAGCAGACTACACTAAATGCGCCATATCCATGATTATGAATTCCATGGAACATGTTTTCTTTTTCAGTTTGAAACCAAGCCAGATCGATATTTTTAAAATTGACTTCAAAAGTATCTTCAACTGCTTCCAACTCTTCCTTCAAAATACTTGCTATTTCTGTTTTGAGAAGTAAATCACTTTTTTTACTGTGATTATCATTTGCATAGAAAAATGTTGTATCTACGGAATTGTTTGGAGATCCCTTAGCCCCCTTAATATAATTTTCTGCTGGAGAAAATTCTTGTAGTTCACATAATTCCAAAAGTTTTGGTTTTTTTTCTTCCCAATTTGGCACCGATACATGAAGAATCGGACATTGAAACATGTTTGTCAGATAATTATTCGTCATTCTGTTTTAAATTTAAAAATTCTTTTTCAAGTTCTTTTGCTATTCTATCATACTTCCATTTCATCATCAAATTAGTGATAGGATTGCGTGGATGAAATCTAATCATCCATAACATTCTTTCGGTATTAACTCTCATAATCTTAAAGATAAGAGTCAAATAAATTGCCACATTTTCATCTACCCACATTAGGTAAGCAAGTATGCCAAAGATTACAACACAGGCAGATTGAAAAGGTGTCATATAAAGTTTACCCCTCTATTGGCATTATTTAGAAACCGACTGCCTTGGTTTTCTTTTTGGACTTGTCAAGGACGTTTATATAATCCAAATAATCGGGGATTTGGTTGTGGGTGAACCAGAACACCTGGACTGCATCCCAATCATCAAAATTTACGGTTTCCCCCGTTTTGAGCACCAAAGAGTAGGTGTGGCGGTCGTATGGAGCATCAGAAGTCTGCCGAAACACCTCCATCACTGCACCCCATCAAACTGACGGACAAACCGCAGGCACTGTTGAAACTGATCCCATTCCTGATTAGAAAAATTATCAGATGCATAGGGAATCTGAACGATTGCTGCACAAAGACGATTGACATTTAAAGTCACCATCATTTCATTTGCTCCTGCTGCTTGACAGAACAGAAATGGTAAAAGAAAAACCAGTTTTCTCATAGGAATTGTTGCAGTGATGCAGTAGATTTTTTAGGTTTAGTAATCTTTAGTTGCTTTTGAATGTAATCTTTGGCGCTCTTGAGGGAATTGGTATCATGAACCTGTTGCCCGTTATGAAGTATAACGAACTTTTTCCCCCAAGGAACCGCTGCCCACATACCATCTTTGGTAACATAACCAAGTGGAGATGTGGGTTTTGCGTTCAAAATGCCAGGATTTTCAACATTTAGCATCAGAGTACGGCAGTCACACCTACAACTTTAGCAGAAGGATTACGTGCCAGAGCAGTACGCTTTGCATCTTCATAGTCCCTTGCTTGCACTTCTTCATAGAAGACTTTACCAGCAACGTAGAGTTGAACTTTGCATTTCATTTGGAGAATCTCCTTTTGTGTATGTTAGTATTATAGCAGAAAGGGGCTCCCCTGAGAACCCCTTGTGCCAGTTCAGCGATTGATCGTGCTGAATGCCACGTCGCCCTTCTGGAAGATGATATCCACCACGTTCTGAACCTTCTGTGCCGTGCCCGTGGATGCCTTGTCAAAGGTCGGGCAGATGACCAGACCATAGGATTTGGTGTAGGACTCCAGAGCACCCGCCTGAAGGGCACCAGAGCGGATTCCAGCGGCATCTGCAGGGTGCAGTCGCAGGGTCCGACCCACCGTTTGACCGATGCCAACAATATCCATAGAACGCATAAACACAACCGCTTCCAGAGCAGAGATGTTGATACCTTCTGCCAGAATGCTATGGTGAAGAACAACAAACTTCTTGTCTGCATCCTTGCCCCATTCATTCAGAGTGTCAAAGAACACCTCACGATTGACCTTATCACCATCAATAAATGCACCGTGCTTGGAAGTAATGTGCATCACAGAATAACCTTCCTCTGCCAGTTGTTCGGCAAAGTCAGTTTGAGAAAGCAGACCAATAATGTGCTTGGTTGCCTTGGCACAAATCAGGATTTTATCAACGGGATTTTCCTGAATGGTCTGGAGCAGATACTCACAGTCACGCTGAGCAATATCCTCACCTTTGACAGAGAGGCGCATTTGAGTTGCAATCACCTTGGGAGGAATAATGTAACCGTTCTGTACCAGTTGAGGAGCAGGAACCTTGGCAATGATTTGACCATAAACATCAACATCATTCATACCTGCCTTACCAATTACATTGCTGTATTTGGGAGTTGCGGTGAAGAAATAGCAGCGTTGTGCCTCTGCACTGAAATACTCTACTGCAGGGAAGAAGTGGCGTTGAATGCTATTGTGTGCCTCGTCAAAGTAAATGGTATCCACAGTGATTTCTGCACGTTGCAGTTGCTGCAGAGAGTTGTAGGTAGTGAAGATAAGTTTGTGACCCGAAGTGTTCTCGGCAAACCAGTGAATGTCAGAAGGTTTGGTAGAAGAATAGTGATGAGTCTCACCACTATGAACGTGCATCACAGTTGCATTCGTGATAAACTCAAGATACTCAGAAGACAGTTGCTCTACCAGCAGAATACGGGGAGCAACCACAACGATGGTTTGAGGAGTATCAGACTCCAGTTGCTTCATCGCATCAAAGATACCAACGTTGGTCTTACCACCGCCGGTAGGGAACACACAAATACCTTTAGAATGCTGCTGGAGAGCATTCAGGGCATCTTGCTGGTGGGGACGGAGTTGAAGCATCTGTCTCTTTGTGTATGCATACATTATAACAGCAAAAAAGGGGGTCTGTGGAGCCCCCTGTGCCAGTTCTTAAAGTGTCCTAGAATCTCATCTTCAACGGAGACAAACCTAGTCTACAGAGATTTAGAGATTATGTCAAGTCACTCCCTGACCATAAAGGACAAATGTGTTCGCTGCAACACAAAGAAGTGTTGCGACACCAAAAGCTCCTAATACTTGGGGTAGAGTAGTAACTGAATCACCAGCAACTCTAATCACTGTAGTTGCACCACCACCAGAGTTGGTAATGTTGCATGTAGACGTAGTGTTATTAACTAGAATAACGTACTGACCTGCACTAAACACACCATCAGGAACAATAATTCCGTTCGTTGTGTTGGTAATTAATACGTGCTTGCCATCATCTGTCGAGGTTAATGTATATGCAGTTGCTGATGTACTTTGTGAGTTTTGTGGGTAGTCACGTACATTTCCGATACCATCACTAATGTTTGTACAAGTAAGTGTATTTGTGCTGGCATTATATGACAATGTGGTGTTATCAATGAATGTTGATTGATAACCAGTTGCAACGTTTCCTACCAGTAGTGGATATGCAGTCGTATCGGTTGATGTTGTGGAAGATACGTTAACATCACCAAAACCGAACCAAGCTCCGTTATATCCTTGGAAATCACTTACAGTACTATTGTAAATGATTCCACCATTAATTGGAGTTGTGATAGTGCCTCTCTGTACTGTCGTAAGTGTAGGAGCAATAAAGAATCCGTAACTTACTGCCGCACCAACAACACTACCAAAGTCGAGAATTGACCTTGGTTGTGATATGTTATATCCTAAACTTGTATATGGGTCAAATGAAATTGATGACCTAAGTTCTTGAGACCCTAAGAAATAAACATCTTGCCCATAAATCTGCATATTACCATATGCACCATCATCAAGAGGATCATATAGTGCTGTGGTTCCAACTCCAACACTATCAAGCAATGTAAGTCCTTCTACTGCAAAGGATGCACCTAACGGTATGGAGTTAACTCCAAGTTGTAAAATTTGCCCAACTGAATTGGAAGCATCAAATCCATATTTTGGTCTATCTGTTCCTATTCCTAAGGAACTAAATCCAACAGGATCGTATATGTGTAATTCTTTAACAGTAGATACTCCACTTGATGCATATATGTTAGTTGGTAGAAGTCCACCAGCACCTATTCGTGCTCCCGCAACAGTAAGAGTTCCATCTATACTCAGATTTCCTCCGATTGTTGCTCCACCAGATACAAAGGTGTTTCCAGTTACATGCAGAGATTGGTCTGGATTAGTTTTACCTATGCCAAGTTTTCCGTCATATGTAAGGGATAATACTTCATTTCCAGTTTGCCCATAAAACCAACCCCATCTTCCAGTTTGAACTCCAGATTGCTTTGCTCCATTATGAATAATGAAGTTGAAGTTACCCTGGTCATTATTAATAATATCAAAGGTTCTTCTAGAGTTTCCAAATCTTAAGACTGCACTACTATTCGCAGTGCCCACATTTTGAGTACTTTGACCAATTGCAATTCTTGCCTGATTAGTGTTACTAATAACTTCTAATAAAGTATTTGCTACTGATCTTACCTCTAAGTTTGCAATTGGAGTTGTTGAACCAATTCCAATTCTTCCGTTAGAAGCAACGGTTAATAATGTTGCTCCAGTACCAACTGTTACCAGATTAGTAACTGATAGAGCTGCACCAACATTTAATCTATCAGTTACAGTTGCAGTCGTAATTCCAAGAGTCCCTACACTTCCAGATACTGCTATAATACTTGAAGCAGTAACAATTCCCAGATTATTTAAGTTTGATCCTGCTATTATTCCTGTTGCACTCTGAGCAATTCCAGTTAGATTTCCATAGAATTGGGTTGTTGCACTAATAACACCAACTTGCAATGGATCTGGAATTTTGATATTTGTAATTTGTGGGATTACATCAAGTGGAAGTAATCCCGTAGTAATTTGAGAAGCATTGAGGGAAGTAAGTCCTGCACCACTACCAACATATTGGAATGCACTTATAATTCCAGTAGTATAGATGTTACCATTTGAGTTTATACCAACACCATTTCTGAATGGTTGCTCAGGATTTCCACCAATCTGTAAAGACCAAAATGGACTAGTAGTTGCTATCCCAACGTTTCCCTGAGCATATATGCTAGTGAAACCTAATCCAGGTTCATTAACGTCAATCCATTGTGATGTTGGTAGGTTAGAAAGTGTAGCACCATTTCCATAGAATGCTGTGGCAGTTACTACACCAGAAGAACCTTGTATTGCAATAAAACTTCCAGACCTAATTTCATTAAATGTTCCAATTCCAGACAGTTGTTGATTGTTTGCAATCAACAAACTATTAAATTTAGCATTTCCATTCGTAACTTCAAATCTTTCTGTGGGAAGAGAAGTTCCTATTCCTACCAGACTTCCACGTACAATAAATTTATCTACATCAACTTGAACACCATTCCTAAAATTAAAAGATTTATTATAATTAGTCATTGATGTTTTTTAATTATTTATTGTTAATTTGATTCTGTAAGTCTTCAACCTTGGCAGTTAAATCCTTGATTGCCTCAATTAATAAGGGAACTATTTTCTCATAACGAACTGCCAGATATCCATTTTCTCTTGTTGTAACCGCTTCAGGAAGAACTTCAAGAACTTCTTGTGCAATTACACCAACATCATTTCCTTCTTTTTCTGATTTTTCATTCCAATCAAATGTGTTACCACTGATTGAAAGAACTTTACTCAGTGCATCAGGAATTGGAGTGATGTTATCCTTCAGTCTTTGGTCTGAAGTGAAGAATGCCGTGATGTCTCCGGTTACATTCAATGCACCTCCAATTAGGACATTTCCATTAGTCTTAAGTTCATTATTAGTGTCACAGAAGAGTGAGGCAGATCCAGTATTTCCTGCATTAAACAGAGCTAAATCACCACCATTATTCACTTGTATTGCAGTGCCACCGCCACCACCATTAACTGTTAAAGTTCCTGTTAATGTAGTGTTTCCAGTTACGGATAAAGTAGATAAAAGATTGGTCGCTCCCGTAACAGATATTGTAGACTGGAATGTAGTTGTTCCCGTGACAGTTATGTTTCCAGAAATTCCAGCATTTCCACCAACATTTAAATTCTTGGCAATACCAATTCCACCAGAATAAACTGCAGATCCATCACTGATAGTAGTTGATTGCGCTGCGTTTGTTACCTTAAGTAGACTATCAACAGTTACTACATCATTTAATTTAACCTCATTGTTAAAGGTTACCGGACCATCAAACTGAGATAGAATTGTTCCAGAATTTCCACCCTCTACTAGAAGTCTTTCTTTAACCGTAACTTCATCATAAACCACACTCAATCTAGAAGGATCTAGTCCAGTGATAGTTGGTGTTGGAATTGCAAATGTAGTTTGTTGACCACTAGATGCTGAATACTTGGTATTTCCAATATAAAAGTCACCATCATTATTCATTCCAGTGTAAATTATACTACCACCCGATCTTTGTTGTGACTGTACAAGATAAGATTCTTTCTCTGAAAGTGATTTTAATTGAACTTGAGGAAGACCAGTAGAATAGTTTCCAGGTCCATATCCAAGATATTCAAAAGTATGTCCAGATGCACGAAGAATGGATGGTCTACGGAATTCAATTGGTAGGACTTTAATCTTCTTAATAAGTGAACCTGTAGTATGTTCAGCAATAATTGTTCCAAGAACTCCACGTAAAACTGTAATTTTATTAGATGGAGAACCACTTAAAGTGCTCTTGGCAATTCTCATAATTTCAGAATCAATCTGAATATATGATCCTATTTCAAATCGTTTTGTTGTACTAATTCCAGAAACTGGAGATGAAACACTAAATGATGTCTCGCTCGATGATGCGGTAATAGTTTGTTCTAGTATTAGAACTTCATTATTGAACATAATGACATCTCTAACACCTAGATTCTCGCCACCAGAATCTGAGAGACCTTCATTTGCGGCAAATCCAAGTTTATAAATGTAACTTGGTGTGGTATTAAATGCACCATCTATTTCTGAATTAAAGCTGGTAACACTTAATCTATCATTAACAATAAAATCTCCTAGATTATTATTACTAGCATCGAGTACTCTGAATTTATTTCCTGTTAATAATCCATGCGCTCTAGTGGTTGTAAATGTCGCTATTCCAACAACAGAGTTATAAACTACAGAACCACTTAAATCAGTTTTTCTACTTACAACAACACCATATTGACCGAGTGCAACATATGGGTCACCAATGGTAGATGCAATAGTGATTCTATCTCTATCTGGAACTGTTGAAATTACTCCATAATGATCTTGATATGTGCTAATTCCAGTGAATTGAACTACATTTCCTATAGCTGTGGAAATTCCTGTTGCCGCAAGAGTAATTGTTGCGTTTGCTGCTCCACCAATCTTAGTGGTATCAAAGTAAAGAACCTGCCCATTAGCATATCCAGAACCAGGAGATGTAATATCTGCAGCAACAACGGCATTGCTGCTTATAGTAACTCTTGCGGTTGCACCTTTCCAAGAAGTTAATGCTGCATTATCATAAAGTTTTACATTATAGAAAGTTCCGTTGGTTTTACCAGTTCCACCAGATAGAGCACTATATGTTACAATTCCAGAAAGATTATGGTCTTTTCTGAATACAACAGTCGTAATACCTACTGTATTATTTCTTTGTGAGAACGATACTGCGACACCAACACCAAAGTCTTGCAAGAAAAGGTCTACAGTTTCTCTAGTGAGACTCTTCTTGAGGTCATTCGTTACAACTTCACCTAGAGGAGCTCTTTTTGCGTATGTTTTTGTTGCTTGTGGATTATCATCAACGTTGTCGAGATCTAATTGTGGATAGAGGTCAACAATATTTTGACTATATTTTAGATTTGTGAATGTATCTTCCACAGGGTTTGTGGAATTTAAAACATATAAATGGTAGACTCCATCCTGACTATTCTTAATATAAGGACTAATTACTTCATTTCTGTAGATATAATAATTGCTGAGAAGATCTCTTCTCTGGAATCTAGGTAGAGTTAGAGTTCTGTTACTTGTATCTGGGCTTGTGAAAGTTCCTGGGACACGAGTAACTCCAAATGTATCAACATTTGTATATTCAAATACTTGTGAGAAAGGAGTTGAAGTAACTACGAATTCACCATTGAACCCTTCATTTTCGGTAGCAAATGGATTTGCAGAACTCTGCACATTTAAAATGGTTACCTTTTCACCAACTTTTAAATTATGTGGAATCTCTGTTGTTACTCTAATAGTAGATCCACTATAAGTACAGGAGCTGATAAATCTTGGATTTCTATTGTATTCAAAATCAGATGATTCTAAGGTTGTAATTGCAGGGTCAAAGTCACTTCTGAATCCAGTCTTACTTGACTCTTGAATAATAAATGCTACTGTAGGATCTTTAGTATTTTGTGCTTCTTTTGGAATGAAAACTCTCAGTTTATAAATCTTCTCGTCAATACTTCTACTGTCTGCAATTCTCTTGAAGTTGGGGATTGGAGATCTCACCCCAAGATTACTTACACCTAAAGTTCTCAATCCTTGATAGATATCACTGTTTCTATTGGTATGAATATACCAGTTTGACCTAGTAGTATCAAATTGTATTGGATGCCCTGGATCGCCAGGATTTTTATCAGATACTCTACTTACAACTTTTAATCTAGTTCCACCATATATTTTAATTGCATTTGATAAAGTTGCATTTGTCGGTGATGATGCAAGTTTAATCGTTGTGGAACTATTGAAGATTACATAATACTTTGTTTCTGGATTAATATTTTCTGGAAGGTCTCCAGTGTCGCTGAATATTCTAACTGATTCCCCAGTGTATAATCCATGTGGAACTCCCCCAAGATTTAAAATATTATTGGTTGGACCAGAAGCTACTTGATATACTTTTTCACTAGTGAAGTTTCCATAAGAGACTGTTCCACCGATTGAAGAAACTGCAAATTCATTAATAGAATCCGTCATCAAAATATTGGCAGTTACTGTACCACCAATGCCAGTAGGAAGATATAATTTATCGTTTACTCTTGCACCAACTCTAAATCCTTGAATATTAATTGGTGGTGTATCGTCTCTTGAAGTAAATCCAAACAGATACAGGTGACTGGTAATACCAACGGCAGTTGTTAATCCAACATCAAACGATAACCAGTCAATGTCAGATTCTTCTCTTATAACTGCTCTAGGAGCAATAATTGAGGTTATGACTGCAGTATTATCCTTTTCAAACGCTTCATTCTTAAATCCCTCAGCATTCAGAGCAATTTGCCCAAAGTTAGAGTTTGAGTTAGTGATAGATCCATCACCACCACTTAGAGCGTCAAAGTGTTTATTATATCCGATTGCGAAGACAGAAACAATCTGAATGAACGAATCATTTGATAGTTTAATATGACTTGTTTCCCATCCTGGTCTGTAAATAGCATCAGAATCTAGGTGATATGCCTGAGTTATATCTGTGGATGTTGCTCCCGATGATAAATCTTGACCTGTTACACGATTAATGGGATTGATTCCTTCATAAACTCTAGAAGATTGATTGTACTTTACAAATGCTCTATCGTCTTTTTGAAGTGAAACACCAGTAAATTGAGCAACAACCATTGAACGGAATCCGCTCGCTCTGTCACCATCAGCGTGCATTCCATTCATACCCCAAACCGAACGTAAGGAGCAGTTGAATACGTATGGAGATGCTCCACTAACCGTATCACTCTCAATCGTTACGGTTGCACCACCAGGGTTAGGAGTTGCTTGTAGAGTAGGACTGACAACTGGAAGAATATAAGTAAATTCTGTGTCAGATAATATTGTTTGTACTTTTGTTGAAATATTATAATCTCGTGCCGTTACACCATTAATTTTAATGGGTGTTCCAGCAGTAAACTTATGGTCTACTGATGTAGTTACGGTAACAACGTTTCCTGGTGTAAATCCATCACCAGAAACAATTTTAGAAATATTAATTGGGTCTGGAGCAAATGCACCAACAATTTCCCATTCAGGTCTTTGTTTCGTAAATCCTAGTGTTGCGGTTGGATACTTCTGGTCAATATTTCTACCTGAAGCTTCATTATATGCATTAGAGACCTTGCTATAATACATGTCAAGGTCAGTTAGATCATAACCAATTACTTTGTTGACGCCATCAGCATACTCAAAGCAAGTCAGTTTGTGGTGTGAGAATGTTGGTGCTGCAGAGTTTGAGATTGAAAAGTCTGAGGAATCTGTATAAACCAGTGAAGATTCTAGACCATCAAAGAAAGACATTTGCCAAAAATAACAGGCACCAGTAATTCTTAGAATAGCTGATGCCCTTACATTCGCATCAGTTGGATTAGGTACGTATAGAGGTCTTACTTTTGTCTTTCTTAAGTCTAGACCAACAATAGAAGTTCCTCTAGGTACAATCGTACCACCATAAACACTATTAAACTTATAAAGAATATTATTTCTTTGTAAGATATCAAAGTTTGATGTTAAGGTAAGTGATAATTCTGTAGTCGCATTAAAAACTGTTCCAGACGGAGCAACAGCTTTTACTCCACCATCATCTTTAAGTGCAAATCCTGGTCTGTTATCTATAAGGTGCTCACCAGGAAGCAGAAGGATGGTTGTTTTTTCTGTAATATCATTATCATTACCTCTCAGATATGAAAATCTAGCAGATTCTAACAGTGCTCTTTGAATTGTTTTAAAGGGTTGCGAAAGAGCGTTTCCCTGATTAGTAATACTGTCGGTTGCGTTAAGATCACTAGGACTTACGTATAAAATTCGACCATCAGTATTTTTGATAAAATTGTCAAGTCTATTAAGAGGCATCTGACTATATTTCCAGAAATATTTCTATGTTTTATTTATGATGGCAAATCTTCCCCATCATAGTCAAACTCTAGTTCATCTGGTAAATCTTCAGGGTTTTCTAACTCAACTGGAAAGAAACAAGGATGTGCCTCCTCGTCTATCAGATAAAAAGAGTTTCTATATAAGTCTTCTGGTTCAAATGTACGATATTTGTCTGCCGTTCTACAGAGTTCTTGATCGTATAAGTGCCCGTCTGGGAGTTCATCAAAAGTAAATGGAATCTCGTTGATGAAGTACATTTTCACTATCATACTGCCATTATTGTACCAACAGTATGCATGAGTGATTTTGTACTTATAAGACATTTGAGTGTTTCAATATCTTATATTTATTTTAATACCCGTGAGTGGATTCGAACCACCGCTTGAGAGATTTTAAGTCTCTTGCCTCTTCCGCTGGGCTACACGGGCGTTTGTGTAAGACCATTATAACTCAAAGAATCATAATAGTCAAGTGCTCCTTGTCGGGATCGAACCGACCTTAGCCGAATTATGAGTTCGGAGCTTTCGCCAGAGAGCTAAAGGAGCATTCGCTATTCGCAAATAACGAATAGCAATACTCGTGGATGGATTCGAACCATCTCAAAGGCGCTAATCTGGCGCAAATCGTTTATAAGACGACTCTGACTACCAAGTCTCACGAGCATAAAAACTCAGAATACTACTGAGCTTCGTTGTTTAACTCGGTGTGTATTCGTATAATCTCGTCGTCTGCAGGAATCATTACTGCCGATCTTCCGTCTTCACCGACAATTGCTATTTTTTCTCCATTCTCGACTCTTTCAAGGAGTTCGTCAAATTGTTGTTGAAATTGTTCCACGGTAAAAACTTCCATTTATCAAAGAGGATCGGAATATGCAAGGCAATCATCACTTACCTGAGCACGAACCACTTCAAGAACATTCATAAACTGGTCTGGAGTCTCACAATTTACAACTCGTTCACCACCCTCACTAGAATACAGGTAGAACTTACGTGCCAGTGTATCGACAACACAACGGGTCAGGGTCTCTTCGGCAGGCATCAGGAGTTTCGTTTGATTACCTAGGTATTATAGGGCATCTGGAGCGGGGTGTCAAGGGGTTTGGCAATTACTCGTACATGATATTAACGGAACCAAGATCATATAATGCCGTTCCAGAAACTGATGTTAATCTAACTCGGTCTAGTGTTCCAGGTAGAGTAACATTGCCACCACCAGTAATCTGTACGCCAGTTCCTCCAGGTCCGGTAACTAGTGCTCCCCCATGACTAGCTAGCCAAGTATTCCCAGTTACATTTGTAATAATAACATTGACCCATATAATTTCCGCAGGGTTTCCCAGGTGTATACCAAATCCCGCAGAACTTGCCGAAGTACCTGTTCCTGCACCATATGCAAATCCCCAGTAACTCGTGTATCCAGAATTGGTGACTCCGGCAGAAGTTCCCAATTGTATCAGAAATGGAGTGAGAGCATTAAGACTTGCACCGTTCATCATCACTGTAATTCTCTTTGCCCAACTTGGAATTCCAGTAAAATTAATGTTACTTCCCGCAGATCCATCAGCAGGAAGATTTACAGCAGTTGCAAGTGTTATTGATGCGCCAGGAATTGTGGCAGATCCATCAGAATTTAGGACAATATTTGTGGATGCAGATGTTGGATTTTTAATATTATTTGTAATTAGAGTACTCATAATTATTCAGGTTTAGGATACTTGTTTTTAATTTCATCTATACTTTCTTTCCAAGCATCATATCCACCATGATAAAGTAAATCAAATTGTTCGGCAAAGGAAGGATACTTTTTGGCGCGAAGTCTTTGATATTCATTATAATCCCATTCATCTCTAAGTCTTTCAATTTCTACCTCAACTTCTTCTTTTGTTGGGGGCAGAATGTCATTCTCGTGCCAAACCATATCCTCATAGTTGTCCCCATAACAAGACCACTGTGCTCCTGGACGAAGAGAAAGCAATGCCTGAGGTAATTTAATGTCTTCTCTTTTAGTATTCATGCTACTATCTCCATTATCATCATTGAATTCGTACCCCAATATCCAGTAATTGCTGCAGCTTCTCCATCATAACTTCTTTGGTATATTTCAAATGTAGTTGGGTTTGTAGTATTTGCATTTACATAATGTATGATTTTTCCGGGAGCATAAGCATTCCCCCCTGGTGGAGTGCTTCTATATACAAAATTATCTGAATTACTTGCACTATTTATTACCGCCCCATCTCTGTATAATTTTACCATACAACCACCATCACTAACAGTATTGGTATATACTAAATTAAAAATAAATCTTATGTATAATTTTGATGTTGCTTGTAATGGAGTAAAATTTATAGAAATACCAGTAGGAATATAAGATGTCGATGTTGTTGTTGGTTGAGATGTAGTTATTGAATTTATAAATTTAGATTGCAATACATTTCCAGTGGATCTTAGTATTGTTTTATCACCTGTTGTGGTTACTAAATTTGTTCTTAATATTGTCATGCTACGATTTCCATAACGGTAAATTGATTAGCTCCCCAATCCCTACTTACAACTCCAGTTCCACCCCATTGGTCACCGAAAAATAACGTAAATGTAGTGGTTGCGGTGCTATTTGCATCTACAAGATGAGATACTGCAAGTTGTCCATGATTATTATTTCCATTAGATTCAGGTCTATAAAATAATGAATCACCTCCATCTGTTGATACTGGTTTTACCGTGTTTATTGCAACACCATCACGATAGATTTTAAAAGCAACACCATCATCACCAGCACCACCATTAAATTTAGAATTGCCAATAAATTCTACATAAAGTTTTGATGATGCTGATATTGGAGTAATTGAGACACTTAATCCTGTTGTCACATAAGCTGCCGAAGTGGTTGTAATTTCACCGGTAAGACCAATAGTGTTTGCATTTACTACTTGTAAAATACTTCCAGTATTATTTAAAATAATTTTATTATTAGTATCCTGTATTTGATTAACTCTTAGTGTACTCATAATTATGCTGCAATTTCCATAACTGTAAATTGATGAGTTCCCCAATCTCTGGAATAAAATCCAGTGCCACCCCATTGATCAGAAAAAAATAGTGTAAATGTTGTAGTTGCTGTACTATTTGCATTCACAAAATGAGATAATGCAACAGGAAAATGGTGATTTTGAGTACTGGCATCACTTCTATAAAAAAGACAATCACCAGCACCTGAGTTTATTGCAGCACCATCACGATATATTTTAAATGTTACACCGTTGTCTCCTGGTTCTGTGGGATGATTATATTTACAATTACCAACGAGTTCAACATAAAGTTTTGATGTTGCCGATATTGGAGTAATTGAGACACTTAAACCTGTTGTTACATAAGCTACTGAAGTCGTTGAAAGTTCACCAATAACACCTACACTGTTTGCATTTACAACCTGTAAAATACTTCCACTATTTCTTAAAATAATTTTACCAACAGTATCTTGTATTTCATTAACTTTTAAAGTACTCATGATTATTCTGGTTTAGGGTACTTTGCCTTCACTTCTAGGCACTTATCTATATATTCCTGCATTTGCTCTTGATCACCTTTTACAATACCATCCAGATAGTCCCTAAAATCTGGATATTCCTTTTCACGAAGTCTATGATATTGATAAGAATCTGCAATATTTTGAAGTCTTTCTACTTCGGCAAGAACAGATTTTTTTGATGGTAAATTATATTCATCAGATTTGAAGTTCTTAATGCTCTCATAAGTATCTTCTACACTCCAGGTTGACCCTGGACAAAGTGTATGAAGGGCATCAGAGATTTCAATTTTTGATCTTTTTAAAAAATTAATTTCGTAAGTCATACTACTACCTCATATATTACTGCTGTTGAAACCATATTTTCTTGAAAATCTGTACCAGTACTATTTACAACTCTATTTAAATACAGCGTATAAGCAGTTCCACCAGAAGCTCTGATTGCAGGAGCATAAGTTCTAGATGCCGTTGAACCTGCAATTTGACTGTACATCATAAACATATTATCCGGAGTAGTACTATTATCAATATCATATCTGATAGGACTATACCCCACCCAACGATTATTTGATAGATTATTTCTACCTTCTTCTCCAACCGTTGTAATCAGTGCTCCATCACGATGAATCAAAAATACATTATCCCAGTGAACCTCAAAATTAATCATCCATTGGCAAATAAGTCTGTTATTTGCATTTGTAGGAGTGATTGATATATTTAAGTCAGTAATTGTAGTACCATCACCAGTTACGGCAGATGCATATGTATTTGTTGCATCAGTTCTGGCATAAACTACCTGAATTATATTACCACTAGTATTAAGAAGAGTCTGAGTATCTCTTGCCTCTACTTTATTTACTACTAAAGTGCTCATTAGACAACCACCTCATAAATGATTCCCGTTGAAACCGTTCTTTCATATGCATCCTGACCAGCATCAGTTGAACCCACGGTTCTATTTAAATAAAATGTATAAGCAGATCCACTAGAACTTCTGACTGCAGGAGCATAGGTTCTGGATGTCGTTGAACCTGCAATTTGACTGTACATAATCACCCAATTACTTTGAGTACTATCTTCGTTTTGGTCATAATATGCAGAGGCATATCCGACCCAACGATTGTTAGATATATTATTTCTACCTTCCTCTCCGGGTGTGGTAATCAGTGCTCCATCACGATGAATCAAAAATACATTATCTTGATGCAATTCTCCATTAATCATCCACTGACAAATAATTCTATTATTTGCATTAGTGGGAGTAATAGACATGTTCAAGTCGGTAATTGTATTACCATCGCCACTTATAGCAGAAGAATATATGCTTCTGGCATTAGACCTCATATAAATGGTCTGGACGACACTACCACTACTATTTAAAAGTGGTTTTCCTGCTACTGAAAGTATTTGATTCGTTCTTAGCGTACTCATGACTTATACAATAGACCAAGTTGCTCCGGAGTTTACAGTTACAGTAACTCCAGTTTGAATTGTGATTGGGCCGACACTCATTTCGTTAAAAGATGATGATATACCATAATTAGAAGTTATGATTGGAGTATTTCTTACAAACGGATTATTAGTTAATGAAATAGTTCCTGCGGAAAAAACTTGGTCACTTAAACTAGAAATTCCAGAAACATTCAGTTGACTTAAATTAGAAGTAGAGGAAACATTCAGTTCACTTAAATTAGAAGTAAAAGAAACGTTAAGACTTCTAATATTAACATTACTAGTAATATTAACATCACTATAAAAAGTGACGTTTTCATTAAAAACTGCGGGAGAACCTGTAACTTGAATGTCTGACATATTTCTATCCTATGGATGGTACTCCACCACCAAATGCAGGTCTAGTTTTATCAGCACCTACATAAGTTCCAGCAAAACATTGTTCACCGAATGTAGATCCTTCTGGAGGTAGATTTCCTGTCAGTGCATCACAATCTGCCTTGTTTGCCTTCAGAAGAATTTTACCAGATCCAGAATCTAATGTTATATTTCTTCCAGCCTTGAGGTCAATATCTTCATCAGCCTCAATCATAACATTTTGTGCTCTTATTCTTACTCTACCATTTTTCTCTGCAGTAATACATACATCACCATTTCTTCCAGATATAACAATATCAATTCCAGTTGAAGAACTCTTTTGACCTGCAATAATTTCTATCGACTGGTCATTATATAGTTTATAAATTCCACCTTCAGTAAGACTTGTAACCGATACTTCCTTATTATCTGTGGTAGAGTACTGAGTATGAACATCAGTACCGTTAGCACCCATTTGAGGATTGGCAACATCACTCCTGACTTTAGGTCCATCACTCTTAAGCTTACGACCCTGCCAATTTTGTTTATTTTTTGATCTTGCAGGCATCAGCTAACACAATCGATAGATTTAATAGGAGTTCCAAATCTTCCTGCAACTGTTCCTACTATTGGTCTTAATACAGCCCCAAATCCAGTATCAGACTTGACAGTAAGTGTTGGAAGATCCGTAACTGCTTTATTTATGGGGTTAACCTTAACGATTCTTCCATCAGATACATTGAATGTATATGCATTTCCAAGATTATCGTTTATAACATCAGTTTCAGAATAATTTTCTCCAGTTTCTTGTATTAAGATATCCTCAAGATAATAATCTGCTTCTAAATCTATTGGGTAGTTTTCTCCTTCAGAAATAATATAGATGTATTTGATTGTTCCATCATCATTTAATACTGACCTTGCTACTACACCATATCCTTGCCCACAATTATCACTAATATCAACAAATGGTGGGAAGAAGTAACCAGAACCAGCATTTAAAAGTTTGACTCCAATAATACTTCCAGTTTTACTAGATCCACTACCAACTATATCACCAAGAAGAGGAATTGCTTGAGCACCAGTTCCACCGCCACCAAAAATTTCAACTTTCGGTGGACCACAGAATTTCGGAGTACCTGCATAACAACCATTAGCACTTGGAGAACCAATATTTGCAGCAGATGCAAATGAACTGAAAGAGTCTATTAAACTCGATGCAGAATTTAGTAATCCTGTTGCCTGACTCAGTGCATCACTAACGCCATTTGCAGCTTTAGCAAGAGTAGATCCAATATTATTTGCTCTTTCCAATACGTCATCAAAATTAATATTATTTTGTGGTTGTTGACCATACCCTATTGTCCATTTCTCGACCATCCCTCTAGTTTTATTTGCACTTTGCCCACAATCTAATGAAGCACTTGTTCCAGAAATTGAACCTTTTCTTAGAATATCTGATACACTGAATCCACCCGCAAACTTAAGAACTGGTCCTAATCCAGAAATTGCAGAAGATAATCCACCAGAAATATTATTGAAGATGTCATTTATCAAAGTTCCAGCAAATTGATTAGCAACACATGAAGTGAAATTTTTAACAGCACCCAATGCTACCTTTAACATTCCTTTTATAATATTACCCAGTCCGCCAACTATATTTCCACTTAAACATGCTATTTGAGATTGTAAGTTTTTTACTGGATCTACCATCGCCTCTTGAGCGGCAACACCAGCTTTATGAGCGACTGATTCTATCCTAGTAGCTGCAAATACTAGAGCATATGTAACATCATATAATGATTTTAATCCAGAATTAATGATTGGAATCATCTTGGTATATGCCTTATTGACGGCATCTCCCACCATTTGATTTGTTATTGCTTGAATTTTTTCAGAAACTCTATCTATTTCACTTTCAATATTATTAAGAAAACCTCCTGCATTTTCTATTTTCTTTGCAAGATTTGAAATTTCTGTAGATATTTTATTAACTGTTGTGTTTTTAGTAGTATTTCCTAATTGAATGTCTTCACCTATTGCAGAAAAATAAGATATTTCATCACCTGGAGATAATGAAATACTTTTTGCCAGTGCTGGAGATACGTGGCGTGGAGACTTTTGAGATTCTGAGTTTGATTCGTTGGATTGACTTGCTTTTAAAGTTCCGTTCGGTTTCTTAACTTTATCGGTATACCCAGTAAATGGTTGAAATGGATTTTTATAATCTCCAGTCCCCACTGCGGCAGTTCTACCAAAGCATCCCATAATTACTGGAATCTGAGCATTATCACCGTCAAGGAAAAATCCTAGTACAACATCACCTGGAGATATTTTTACAGAAGTTGAATTATTTCCGGCACCCGTTCCATCAGTCGTAGATAATAAACATTGTGCCCATGGTAAATCTTGATTTGGTAATTCGGTTTCATCATTTGGATGATAACCCATGATACGAACTTTAAATCTATTTCCCCATCCACCGCCATTAATTTGATCTCCATGAGAAGATTCTGGTGGTATTTGCCCTACCCACCAACGAAATCCATCTCTACCAACAAAATTACTTTTAAGAAGTGATTGGTCAATCATTTGTTATTCGTTCCGTAACGTCCAAAAGTGTCTCTAATCAATTTCATAGAAGTGTATGATGCAGTAGAATCAAAATGATGACATAGTTCTTTAATCATATATAGACCGCTTTGGTCTTTATCATATTCTTCTTTATTGGATCTAGTTATAGTTGGAAACTTACATGAAATCACATCACCAGCTTTTAGATTAGTATTCAATGGAATCATCATATTCAAAGTCTGAGTAAACAATAAGTTATATCTCATAATTGCCTGAGATTGATATTTGTCAGGTTCTGCATTGGTTTCAATTGAGACATCTTTTTCCATTGTTCCAACATCAAGGATGCCAGTTAAAAATCTCGTCGGAGTTTTTCCAAGGTCTACATCAGAATCACTTGAAATTTTAGGTAATGTCACCGATTGCCCAAGATTTTTTGCCTTTCCTGCATAATCTTCTAGTTTAAAAAGACCCTTTTGGGGACTAGTGAATTCGAATGTTAATGGATTATAAAACATCCTATAACTAGAATAAGTTCCCATTCTTAACTTTTCAATTAAGTTTTGGTTTTGTTCTGTATTGTAACTTAAGATTTTGAAATCATTTGAGGGTAAATCAGAAGTTCCTTCGTATTCAACTGATGATTGATTGACCTCGGTAAATGTATATTCTGCAATAGGGTCTTGTGATATTAACTTATCCAATGACCTAAATTGAAATCCGTCTTGTGTCTGATAGAATACGAATCCAGCGGTTGCATCTCCTGAAGATTCTGGTACTGCCTTAGATGCCAACCATACCAAAACACTAAAGGGCTTCTTCATATTTCCCAAAAACCCATACTTATTTGATGATTTATCAATAGTTCCAATCTGAGATGTTTTAAGATAGTTTTTTAAAATATCATTTACAGATTCATCTATTGTTGATGTAACTGGATATTTTTTACCTACTCTAGATGTTTCATTTGCAAATGCTTCACGAGAAACTAGATGAAGTGTGAATGATTCTCTTTGAGTATCTGAGATAATATCACTAATACTTGAAACATAAAAATATCTTGTGGCATCCGTAGAAAAATCTAGTCCTTTATTTGTACTTGAATTTGCCGCAATTTTAATTGATACTCTTTCTGCACCTCTTAGAGGTAAACCATTATAAATTGATTGCTTCTCACCACTATCTTCAGAAGCAATCGTATCACCACCATTGATAATTCTCAATTTAGCAGTAATAATTGGAGAGAAAATATCCTCATAATAATCAATAGATACTGTACCAACTCTAAGATCAATTGTTTTTTCCTGATCGTTAGACTCAATTATAATTTCTTCGTAAATAGATTGTTTTGTTGACATTATGTGTATGCTAAATCTAGAAGTAAGTGATTCTTGATAAGACTATTTAATACTTTTGATTTATCCATTGCTGGCATCATCATCGGTGCTGGCTGGGCACCTACATTTTGGGGAGCCTGCATTTGCTGTTGTGGAATATCATTTATTATAGCAACTTGTGGTGCTCTTCTAGAAGTAGAAGGAACTTGTTGCCCTGGTTTTGGTAGTGCTATTTGTGCTGGAGGAATTATATTGGCAGATGGAACTGCTGGTGCAACAAACCCTTGTGGAGGTTTTGTAGAGAAAATCATCACGTCTGTATATGGATCTGGATTTAACTCACCACCATAAGAGGTTCCAGCCATGTTCCTAGTCGCTTCCATATGGATATGTGGTCCTGTTGACTTTCCACTATTTCCACTTCTGGCAAAAGGTCTTCCTGCTGGAATATCACCACTTTTGATTAATTGAGAACTCAGGTGGGCAAATCTAAGTCTTATATTCAATGAAGGAATTATAATGTCAGTGTAATACCCATATCCACGTTGAAATCTTGCCTCCACAACTTTACAAGGATACTTACACGAAATGTAAGTTCCTATATTACAAGCTAAGTCAATTCCCTTATGTGCTCCACCTCTACTTAAATATGCATCACTTTTTATAGTAGATTGAACTTTAGCATTAACTGCAATTCTTTTACTTGGATTTATTGCTGCCGATGTAGGTGCTGATGTGGTTTGTGCTGGAGTTGGTTGTGCTGGAGTTGGTTGTGATACTGATGTACCCAGTGACTTTTGGTACACGTTCTGCACTGACTTCAAACCTTTAGTTGGTTGATCCAGTCCAATTGTTTTTCCAGGGAATGAAGCCCATTGTCTACCTAGAAAGGAAGATACTTTTGGACTCATTCCTTCTTTTGCTAACAATTCTTGAGTAACACCATATTGTCTAGCTAATTCTATGGCAGCTTTATCTTGATTTGCTGGACTAAAATCTTTTAATCCAAGTTTTCTAGCAAGTCCGTCCCAAGTAGTACTCAAAAACTGATATCTTCCTGCAGCATCAGAAGCATAACCATTACTTCTTTGAATTTTTCTAGGGTGGTCTTCAAATCCACTGAATTGTTTTCCAGTGAACATTGTATTATATCCATCGTTTGGATATTTTGCGGTTCCTTCAGCGAAGGCAATTGAATCCAACATTGCTCTCTGCTCTTTTGTTCCAGCACCTCCACCACCAGTTGTAACAGTTCCAGTTCTTTCTCCAGCACCAACTTGTTCTGGAGCAACTGTTAAATCATCACCAAATCCTGCAGCAGTTTCACCTGGCATTTGTCCAAGAGGAGTTGTAACAGAATTAATACCATCACGTATTCCAGTTTGTAAATCTGAAAATGTATTCTGAAGATCAGTAAAGGCACTTTCAACTCTATTACTTGTATCAAATATATCCAAAGTTACAAGGTTAGTTAAAACTGCCCCTAGTAGTCTTGTTGACCCACTGAATATTTTTCCAATATTTTTTACAAAATTTCCTAATATTTGTCCAGCCGTTTTAATTCGAGTAATTAAATTCTCAGCCATTCTAATAATATTGGGTAAATTATAAACCAACCACCCAACAATAAAGGATCCTATGGCATCCATTATCCTTCCAAGAAATCCTTTGGTACTATTTTCTACTATATTTTGTCCAGATTTAGCAACCGCTCCAATCTGACTTGCTTCAAGTGTATCTTCTGATATTTTTCTCCTTGAATTTTCTCTCCTTTTATTAAATAACTTTTGATCATTTACTATTGCTTCTCTCTTTACCTTTGTCTTCTTAAATAATATTTTACCAATCCCAACAGAAGTTTTTGCAGCAGAACTGAAACCACTACGAATAGTTTTAAATTGATTTTGTATTTTTACAGATGGTTTTAAGGTAGTTACTGCCATATTACATTACAACATTGTAGTTTACTTGAGAATACAATGCATAAAAATTATCAGGATTGGAAGAATCTATAGAAGGAACATCACTTGCAGCGCCAGGTTGAGATGCTAATACAGTATCAGGTCTTCCCTGTGCCCCAGGAACAGAAGACATCATGATAACATTTGGCTTTGCTTCTGGTTCCGGACCAACCTTTGCAGCGGCACTTGGAACGCTTTGGGTTTGTGCTGGAGTAATAGATGCTGGTTGAGATTGTCCAGTTCCTCCCGATTCAACTGGTGCTGCAACTTCTCCAAATTCTGCAGGAGTAGAGAAATCCATGCCTTCTGGAACATCTTTCATTTTGCCAGGATCAAATGAAAGTTCTGCAGAAGATGGCATCATTGGTGTAGATGGAGTTGCAGTAGATGCAGGTTTTGCTGGTGCTGGCGCTGGTGCTGCTGCTGATGGTTCGTTGAATGCCTTTTCTTTTGCTGCTTTAGTTTTATCCCCCTGCTCAGTAACTTGACCCACTCTTCTTTTGAGGGAATATGCATCTATTAACAGCGATACTGCAGTTCCTGGTCCGGCAAAAGTGCCAGCAATTCCAGATGCAAATTCTAAGCTAGCCCCAAATGGATCTCCGGCATATAATCGTTCTATACCAAATGCACCTCCAGCTAGTAGGCTTACTCCAGGAAACTTTTTGAATAATGATTTTCCTGCAGTTTCCGCACCTTCTTTGGCTATTTGTTTTCCTGCCGCTTGAGACGCTTCAGTTCCAACTGCTTTCGCTGTTGCAGTTGCTGCCGTTTCTGCTGCTTGAGTTCCAGTCACTTTTGAAATAATAGAAGTAGCGCCAGATGCTATACCTTTTCCAGCGGCAACAATTCCATTTGCTATGGCACCCAAACCTTTAAATAATAATCCAACTCCACTCACCAGGAATTTGGCAAGTAATTTGGTTACTCCCGTTACAATTCCAATAATACCCCTAAAGGTTTTGTTAATTACTTGCAGTCCTTTAAATACTGCAGTAATACTACTTACAATAGTATTAAAAATCTGTTGAAGTAGATTTTGGTTGTTCTGGGAATCTGCCCTGAACATATCCAAAATATTAGTAGTCAACCATCCCAGTAAAAATATACTTAGAGCTTCTTGTAATTTTGCAAATATTGATTGTGCCTGTGCGGTTACTACTCTAATGGGTGCAAGTATAGCATTTTGGAGTTTTTGCTCAAGTTGACTTTCCTTTCCTGCCCTTACACCTTCTTCTGTTAATTTAGTTTCTTGTAGTTGCTCTTGTATTTGCTGCTTTCTTTCTAGTTCTGCATCTGTAACTAATAATTTATTATTTTGTTTAAAGGAATTACCTAAATCCCTAACATTTACTGCAATTGTTTGTAAATTAGTCTGAATATTTCCTAATTCTTTTTGAAATGCTACTATTGATTCTGATTGCGATTTCCTTAATGTTCCTACTTCTTTTTGAAGTTGTACAATAGTATTACTTTGTCTTACTACGATTGCCGAAGTTTGAGGGTCTCCACCACCTCCACCGCCGCCACCGCTTATGACAGAACGAGAAACAGTTCTTGCCGCAACAGTAATAGTGGGTCCGATTGGAGATGCTAGGCTAGCCATTCGCTTGATTCTTCAAGTTTTCTTCTTCAATGTACTGTTGAAGTAGTGAGATATAAACGTCTCTTTCCCACGGAATCATATTTTCTAACTCCGTCAAAGAGTATTTATGATGCTGAATCAAAGCAAAATTTGTCTTGTAGTATGACTCAATACTTTCATGAGCCATACCTACGCGAAAAAAGCCGATAGTCCCTCCAGCAGAACTTCACTTTCGACTCCAGTATTTGGATTTTTAATCTCAATAGTATGAGAAAGTTTCGGCATGGTTTCAAAGAATTTTTCAATTTCTTTGAACTGTTTTGAACTTAACTGATCAAGAAACTCCATTACCTCTTTTTTAGTAAAGTCACTTGTATTCCAAGATTCTTCTTCATTATAAATTTGCTCAATACATGAAGAAATCAAATCAAATGTATCATCAACACTAATATCTGTTGTTGAGAAATTCGATTTAACAAATTCGTCCATTGATGGATACTTCATTCGCAAAGTTAAATTCTCATCTAAAACAATATCTCTATTATGTTCTTTGGGAACATGGACTCCAATATCATCTAGGTTAATTGAAACCGGAACCTGAGTAGTTTCATCATCTGGGCATGTGATAAGCACATCAACAGTTTCCCCAACTGACTTTCCACGAATATTTAAAAATAGATATTCGATGTCAAAAGTAGAAAGTTCATTAACTTTAATACCCTTCGAAAGAATGCAGTTAGTGATAACGTTCTTAACTGCAAGTGCGATTTGTTTAGGATCTTCACTTTCCATCGCAATGATAAGAATTTTTTCTTCTTTGACTAGAAAAGGTCTATATCTAATTTTCTTTTTAATAGAAGGTAGTTCCAACTCATAAATTGGAGTTGCAATTCTTGGTAACGGCATAATCTTTGGATTATTAAAAATTCAGATACTTTATTTAGATGCTCACATTGAAGTATCCACTACTAAATCCACTATCACTGCTGTTTACTGGGGTACTATTACTCTTTAAATAATTTTGTAAATCTTGATTTGAATTTTGCTTGATATCCTTATTATTTTCATAAGGAACTTTTTGAGCTAATTCCTCAATGTTGGTTGCGTTTCTATTCGTCAATCCTATATTTGATAAAACATTATTTGCCAATTGACGTTTTACATCTAAACTATATGCTTTTCCACAAACATATCTCTCATAATTAAATGATGCACTGACGACTAACGTAGAAGATGATTCATACGAAACTCCAACAGAAGACATAGAAACTGGAAAAAGTCCAAAAAAGTTATATTCTAATTCATTTCTACTATTATAATCTCGATTAAATTTTGTAACTTTTGTATAATCAATTTTATATTCATCAGGATAACGCATTTTAAAGAAATAATCACTTGTTGTTGGAACTACTCCAGAAGCACCAGAAATATATTCCATCCAGTGCTCTAAAAATTTAATTACTTTATATTCCTTATCAACATAAAAAGTTAAATCAATAGGAGTGAATATCCTAGTATGAGCAACTTTCTCCATCAATCCAGTATAATTTCCTGTAATATCTGCAGTTGCAAATGTTGACCCAGGAAGAGATGCAGAATTGCAAAGTAATCCAACAGTTTCTCCAATAAATCTAGAATCAACTCCTCGATTACTTAAATGATCCCTAAGTCCCTTTTGAAAACCACCAAATTGCACTTCATAATGAGAAGTCTGGGCTAGATTTGTAAATATTGGTTTAATATCAGATATTTTACGTGGCTTTACTGGCACTCTAAATACCTATTATGGAAATATTGTAATTATTTAGATGGCATATAAAGGAAAATATTCACCCTCATTCCCAAAAAAATATAAAGGTGATCCCACAAATATCATCTATCGTTCTTTATGGGAAAGAAAATTCATGAAATACTGTGATTTGAATGAAAATATCTTGGAATGGGGTAGTGAAGAAATTGCATTACCATATGTTTCACCCATTGACAATAGAGTACACAGATACTTTCCAGATTTTTATATCAAAGTAAGAGAGCAAAACGGACAAATCAAGAAGTATATTATAGAAATCAAACCAGCAAAGCAGACAAAGGAACCAGAAAAGAAAAAGAAAATAACAAAAGGTTATGTTTATGAAGTGGTTGAATATGCAAAGAATCAAGCAAAGTGGCAAGCTGCAAAGGAATTTTGTGATGACCGCCAATGGGAGTTTAAAATTCTTACAGAAAACGAACTAGGTCTTAACTAATGCCAAGAAAAACATTAAGGCAGAGAACAGGGAACCCAGTAAGCGAAACAAACGAACTTAATAGAGTTCGTCAAATTTTGGATGATTTATCTGGAATTGAAGATCCTGATGATTTAATGATAGAACTTTTGAACGTATTGAATGAAGGTACTAAATCTGTTATTCCAGGAAATTATTATACATTTGTATATAATCCAAAAACACCCCTAATACAGTACGATCAGAATCCTCTTGTTGCAGTTACCGGTATATTTAATTGGGGATTTAGGGGAATTAATTTACATTGGAATCAACCAAGGCAATATACCTGGGATGAAATACCTGGAGGAGTATATCAAATAAGACCAGAGGAAGTTGATGATGTTAAAAGTATTCCATATGCGAAAATTCGTCTAAATAATTAGAAAACTATTAATGGCTAATTCAATAACTGGATTTCAATTATCACAATCTGGAGTTGACCTGTCGAAAACGTCAGGAGCCGCATCTGTTAGCAAAACTTCTGATTCAAACTCACCTTCTTTAAGAGGAACAGGTATACCTACCTATAGATATCCAAATAAAGCTATAAAAGAATCCGACGATTATCTAGAAATTAGAGTTGTTAAATATACACCTCCCGGAACTCAATCTATTGCCGAGAACAACGTTTCCTTTAAAACTACGACACAAGTACTAAATGAAAGTCCAAATATAAAGACTCCAGTTGCAATTATTACTCTCCCAATGCCTCAGGATATACAAGATTCCAATTCTGTTGAATGGGGTGACAGCAGGTTAAATGCACTCGAAGCCGCTACAGTATCAGCAACTATGGAGGGAATGAAATCAGGAAATCCTCTTAGTGGTGCTGCTACTGGAATCAACAAAATATTAGAAACACTTAAAAGCACTGCTGCATCAGGAAATGCTCAAGACCTAGCACAATCGTATTTTGCTGCACAATTAGTACAGGTTTTCAATTCAAACGTTGATGCTGCATCTTTATTGTCAAGATCCACTGGACAAGTCTTGAATCCAAACCTAGAACTTCTATTTAAGGGAGTTGGTCTGAGGGAATTTTCATTTAATTTTGATTTTGCACCAAAAAGTCCTGATGAGGCAAAAGTTGTTAAGGACATTATCAGAACTTTTAAAAAAGGAATGGCACCAAGAAGTTCATCAGGAACTGCTACTGGTGCTGGACTTTTCATAAGTGCTCCAGATATATTTGTACTTGAATACAAATCTGGAGGAAAACCCCATCCATTCTTGAATAAATTTAAACCAATGGCAATGAAAGGAATGGGTGTTAATTACACTGGATCGGGTACATATTCTGTCTATAGTGACTCAACTCCAGTTCACATGAAACTTACATTAACTTTCCAAGAAGTTAACCCAATATACTTCGAAGATTATCAAGATTCAGACGTAGGAGTAGGTTACTAATGGGATACTTCAGAGAACTTCCAGAGATAGATTATCAATCCTTTCTCTTAGAAAAAAATGGATCAGATTCTTACATAAGAGTTAAGAATTTATTCCGTAGAGTTAAATTACGTGATGACCTACAAAATGTCGTTACGATTTTCAATAAGTATCAGATTCCAGAAGGATATCGTCCAGATTTGGTCGCAGAAGAACTTTATGGTAGGGCAGATTTAGATTGGGTTGTTTTATTAACTGCAAATATTGTGAATGTTAGAAATGAATGGCCATTATCGAATAGAGAACTTTACAATTTTTCTGTTGACAAGTATGGAGTTGAGAATTTAAATAGCATAAAATTTTATGAAACTACTGAGGTCAAAGATTCCCAGGGTCGTTTAATTTTACCTTCTGGAAAAGTAGTTGATAAAGATTTTACAATCCCCAATCCAGATAAAATTTATGATAGTATAATACAAACTTTAAATCCAGTAGTTGGTATTAGTAACTATGAATATGAAACTAGAAAAAATGATGAAAAGGGATCAATCTACGTTTTAAAAAAATCATATCTACAACAATTCTTGAATGATATAAGAAAAATTATGAATTATGACAAGTCATCCCAATATGTAAATCCAAAACTAGTTAAAACAGAAAATACTAAAAATACATTACCATAAGAGTTCTAGACTCTTATCAAACATCATAACATAACGGTGCTTGCGGGAGCGTTCTTTCCATTCTCCCTCGGCACCTTTTACTTTTCCGCGTGAATGCTTGGTGCCGTCTGCATAATAGAAATCTTTCTTTGCATCTGTAAGACCGCAGTACTTAAAATTACAAGCCCTATAGATTGTGCCACCATGAAAATCAGAATCGGCGTATGAAATGATCGCTTTGACTTCAGTATCTTTTCGTAACTGTCTAATCGCTTTTGAAACGAACCAAGAAGTGATATTATACTCGCCCTGTTGAGTTTGTGGATGAATACAGAGTCTTGAGAGTTCGAAAAGTCCTTGTTGTTCATTTCTTTCAAGTCCAAAAGCGCCTTTTGCAATTTCTGGTACTGGTAATCCTGTAAAAATTATTACACCTTGCAGTCCGCCAATATTTAGAGGAAAGAACTCATTAAAAAGGGGGAGTTGACTCCCCCATCATATCATAGAATCAGTCTTCTGCCAACTTGGCAAAGTAGGACAGAGCATCATCATCCTCATCTTCTTCAACCGCAGGTCGGCGAGTCGGTTTCAGATTGCTGAGTTCAGTACGAAGGTCTTCAGTAAGTTCTCGGGCAGAACCACGAGTATCATCTTCATCATCAACTTCCTCATCAACTCGACGAGAACCTTTAGAACCAAGAACATACTCAAGGCGCTTCTTCAGTTCATCATAAGACTTGAATTGGTCGGCAGCAACAAGTTCGGCAAGAGAATATTGCCTCTTCCAGACTTCTTCCATTGCTCCATCATCATCCAGCAGAGCACCCTGAGAGGCAAACTCACTGGAGTCATAGTTACGATAACCAGCAACATTCTTTGCCTTCAGTTTGAAGTTTGCACCTTGCCAGAAGTCAAACGGATCGATAGGAGTCTCATCCTCAAACTCAGGTTGCATTGCCTCAGAAATCTTATCAAAGATTTTCTTACCATACTTGAAGAGGAAGACCTTACCTTCGTTTTCGGGATTGGCAGGGTCTTTGACGACATAGATATTGCTCACGTAAGTCAGTTTACGCTTTTGCTTACGAGCAATTTCTTTACCAGCATCAGTACCATTATTCCAGAGTTCAGAATTAAGTTCTGACACTGGGTCTTTTTGACCAGTAGTGGTCAAAGAATTCTCGATATACCAACCACCAGGACCTTGGAATGCATGACTGTAGAGTTTCACGAATGGCAGGTCTTCACCATTCGGAGCAGGAAGGAAACGGATAACGGCATAACCATTGCCGCTCTTATCTACATCCAGTTTCCAGATGCGGTCATCACTAGAACCGCTATTAGTATTCATTTTTTCAACTTCTTTGACCAGTTTGGCGGTCAGAGAGCCCAGTTTAGATTGCTTTTTAAGGTCAGCAAATGACATTTGGATTACCTCGGATAAATTGGATTCGGGGGATTTACTTGGATATTATAGCAAGGATTCTCTCAAAGGTCAACGTATTGCTTGAGAGATTCAATAGTTTTAGTCATACTGTTAAACAATGTCTGCATATCAGTATCTGGGGGAAATCCCATCAAGGATACTGATTTACGTAGGTTTTCTTTCATTTCAATTGCCTCAGGATCATTCGAAAGAGACAATCTTGTGTACATTATACGTTGTTTTTCTAATAGTATTTGTAATTTTTCAATGTGCTCCAGTTTAGTATCACGATCCATCATACCAAAAGTGAGAATACTTCCGTAAATCTCTTCTTGTAATTTATTAATTTCTTTCAGTTCTTCTTGAATAATATCAGAATCAAAAAAATTACTCATTGATAATTTCCCTTAAAATCTTTTTAAATTGGAACACGTCAATATTTAGAAATGGTTTGTACTTCTTGATTTTCAAACTTACGGTTTCCCACACTGGGTCTAAAAGTTTCTTATCAAACTTGTTCCCGAACAGGAATATTTTATCATATATGACTAGTGTTTCCAGACTAATATTCCCGCTCAGGAACTTTTTTAGAATTGGTGGATGCCCTTTGGAGCAAGTCAAGGCATCTTCTAATTTTGTTTGTAAGAACAATTCTTCCGACTGTTCTTTGAACAAGTAAGTCAAACTCTGTTGTCTTCGCATCCAGTCTGCGTAAGTCCTTTCTCCAGAATTGATAATTTCTCCAATCCATAAATTTTGTGGGTTATCTACTGATACGAAATTTGAAAGAAGAAAATCTACGACTTCCTTATCCGAATATTTACGACTAGTTTTTTCAAACCAATACTTATCCTTACGTTTGTTGAATGAAGTTACGGTAGCTCGTGATTTGCCTCCATATTTAAAAAAGTCATATTTACTATTCGTAAAATGACTTTTCATCGAAAGATAAGTTTGGTAGGTCTCAAAAGGACTCATAGTGGAAGTTTTGCCTTCGAAGTTTTTTTCATAAAGTTAAGACGAATTGCGTCCCACTTTAATCTTTCTTTCAGAGGTTTTGAAATGAGTTTTGTTACAGATTCAACCTCAAGCGTATTAACATCACAATAGTGAATAATCGCATCAATATAATTTAAATTTTCTTCGGCAACTATTTTCTCAATCTCCAAGGCAAACTTGGATGGTGTGAGAAATTTACTTTCTATTGCTTGTTCTAGTTCATTCATATTCGATAAGTTTAGATTCAACAAACTCTCTAATATATTTGGCGAGTAGTTTGATGTACTTTGATTTGTCGTATTCTTCGTAGACGGTGCATTCTCCATTTTCACAAGCCATTATGATTACAAGTTTTTTAACTGGAATACCAGTTATTTCATATAGCATACATCCATATGCCATACACTGAACAAAATAGTGTTCAATCCACTCTCGTGGTTTTGGTTTTTTAGAGGTCTTAAAGTCGATTATTGATAGTTCGCCATCAAATTCGGCAATACAATCTACGGTTCCAGCAATTCCTAATTGTTTGCTGTAAAGAGAACCTTCAAGAGCATGAATATTATTTATGCGCTTTAAATCTTTCTTTGCAATTTTAAAAAGAAAATCTGGAAGAGGTTGAACTGTTGGAAGTTCTCGATTATGCAAATAGTTTTCTACCAAATTGTGCATATCAGTTCCACGACTGGTTGCTTGTCTGGTAATTTTATCTGCTTCTTCCTCACCGATCCTTTTACGCCATTTTGCGAAAAACTGCCGATTTTTATGACTAGTTACCGAAGTAATTGAAACTAGTTTTAGTAATTCTCCATCATCAGGAACTTTATAGTATCTTACCCCATCAATTGTTTCTCTTTCGAGTTGAGGTAATTCCAAGTCAACATGTTTAAACATTAAAAACCAGCATCCATTTTTGCAATGATATATTCTTTGACAAGTCCAGAGCGGACAATATCTTCTACACCAAATTCGATAACATCAAAAGAAGGCATAGACCTTAAAATTTTCATAAAATCAATGATACCATTTCTGTCATTTGTTTTTAGCAAGTCTGACTGAGTGGCATCTCCGCAAAACATAATTTTGCTGTCTTCACCTATTCTTGTAATAATACTATCAAGTTCGTGAAATGTCAAATTTTGGAATTCATCTACGATAACAATAGACTTATCAAGAGTAGTTCCACGAAGAAAAGAGGTGCTCCAGAACTTAATAGTTTCCTGTGACTTGAGATTTCCATAAAGCATCTCAAATTCACTATCGCTTGGCATCTGGAACATGTACTTCACCATATTCTTATAAGGAATTTGGTAAATATCTGCCTTATCATCATGATCTCCAGGAAGAAATCCAATCTCACGAGTGGCGACAAGAGAGCGAACTAGATAAATTTTTTCGTATGGTGTCTTTTCATCTAAAACATCACAAAGAGCATTGTAGAGTGTAATGAATGTTTTACCAGTTCCAGCACACCCATATGCAACAATATGTCTTCCCTTTGCATAAGATTCAAATAAATTTTTTTGATTATCAGTTAACGGTTCAATCTCTAAAAGATACTCTTGATTTAAAGGTTTTCTTCTTTTCATCTGACGAGTAGTAAGACCAACTCCGATTGGTTGGTCAATATTACCTCTTTTTCTTCTTGCCATAATTGATTAGATTTTTTTTACTGTTGAACCAGGAGACTTACCTGCCTTGGCGAGAACATCGTTCCACCCTGGATTTCTACTGATAAGTTTGTCTTTCCACTCACCTACTTCACCTGGAGTAGCGCATCCTTGCGACCAATCTCTTTGCCATTCAGGATTATCATTATACCATTGAGTAATATCATGAACGCTCATTTCAATTACTTTAGTTTCACCAGTTTCTTTATGAATAATTGGATAAATCGCCATAAGTTATAAAATCAAGATATTTTATTTAGACCCACTCTAGAGCCTGTGAGACTGAAGGAAATTGTTCCTTAAAGACTTCTTTACATGCAAGTGCAACGTCCATGTGCTCCTTTTGAGTACCATTTGCCGAACGAAGATTGATGTAGTGTACCCAACTGCGGCAAGAACCCGTCATATAGATGCGTGTGGGCGTTGCCAAGGGCAGTACAAACCTTGCACACTCCTTTGCTACCCCTGCCTCTAGAAGGCGCTTGTAGAGGGCATTGGCGGCAATGAAATGCTCGGAGATTTCACCCTGCAATTTGAGTTTTACATAATCAGAAATGTCATCAATCGAATTCTGACGATTTTTCGTAT